GCTTGGTGAACGTAACCATCCGGGGAGATTTCCAAATCTGCCCTCGCCCGCGAACCCCATCGAATCGTGGACTGTGTATTGCGTGCCGTTCGGCGCAGTGGCAGAACCTTCCCCATTGAGGGGACTCCAACTCTGGAGCGTCCATCCGGGCTCTAGTTCTGGGCGACTATAGCCGCCCTGCGCGGTGGCATTAATCCGATCCCAATCATTGCTGCTAAATTCCTCCATCTCGTCTCGCGTAATCGCTCGCCAAACCAATTCTCCGTCTGAGTCGGTATAGCTGCCTTCCAATTGCGGGCGTCCCTCATCATTGTTTGAAAACCTGTATTGGGTTGCCATGGCTACCTCTCTTTCCTCTTTTTCCCCATCACACTGAATATGATTTCAGTGGCCTTGGGAAACAGCACTCCGTAATCAACCATTTTTTTGAGTATCCTTGATTCTTTTGAAGGCGCTCGTATCTCGCAAACGCCGATTTCGCGTGAACTTTTCACCCACTGGAAAAAAGCCACAAATACCCGCAGCACATTGCGCGGACTCGCCCATTTGAACACCGCAAACGCCGGCTCGATCTTAAAGCCATCCGTCATCACGCCAATCAACGCCACCGGCCCGATGCCGGATTGGAACTTGCTATTATGATCCTCCACTAAATAGCTTTTCTGATGTCCGAGAGCAATCATCATGTGTTCGGCGAATTCTTCTTGCGACATAGCATCACGAAACTTGAAACTGCCGGATTTATACGCCGTCCACAGCCAACCCATGTCTTTCGGCTCAAACGGCCTGATGTATGGTCGCGAACGCTTGAAAAGACGTTCACGCCTTTCGCGCGGAGTCATTCTAGCTGTAGATGGTCAATCTCGTAACGAACCTTGTTTTCGGAATCGACCGATATGAAAAACCCCGGACCTTTGCCAACGGGAGAAAATGCCTTGGTCGAAATCTTTTCGGCGAACGTAAAACCTTGATTGAAATAAACCAATCCACTAAAATAAATCGAACCTCCGAAATAAGCCGGAGTATCGCTACTAGGTGGACCTTTCAGCGTCAATGTGGAAGTTGATACGTTGTATTCATCCGCCCAGTCCACATTTATGTTTATGGCACATTCTCCGATTCGACGGTATTGCAGCTTGCCATCCAGAACCTTTCTTCGCCATGACCAGTTGGTGATAACTTCAGCGTCTATCAGGCGCGACGTACGCAAGAGTTGAATATCCAGCGAACCGGCATCGCCGCCGGTCCCAGTGCCGTTCATGTCGAAAATCCTGCCGGTGCTATCGCCCCAATACACCGTGTAGTTGGTGGTTCCCGGCACATACATATATTTCGCTGCATTAGCGTTGAACTCTGAAGTATCAAGGGTCTTGTAAACCGACCACGGCGATATGCCTTGGCCGACAATGAGGATGTCCTTGAACAGCACCAGCACTTTGCCGGTGACGAAGAAAAACACTTTTTGGTTGGTCTGATCGTAAACGATCAATGCCTCTGTCAAATCCTTTACCGTATCCGGTATCCAGCGCGATATGTCGTCAGCCGACACGTCGCCAAACTCCTGCGTGGCCCGTAGCGACTCAATGTTCCCGCCTTTCCGCATGAACACCACATCGTTACCGATGTTGGAGATAGACTCATCGCCGATGGCCGCAGAACCAGCGTAGAACTCGCCCCATGCAAAATCCTTCGCACTGGAACCAGTCAGTTTGTAAAGCCTGCCGTTCTGACTGGAAATGACTAGCTGATTCTGGAACAGACATACACCATTTATCGGTTTCAGGTCGGGCGTAAGCATGTAGAACGCCTCGCGCCCGGTAGCGAAGCTGTCTATCGAAGCCCTGACCGCCGTGCTGTAGTTCGTCGGGTCTTCAAAGGCTGATCCGACCATCAGGTGAGGCGTATCGGTCGAAGTCTTGACGTTGAACAGCCAAACGCGCGACAAGTGGACGATGGCATACTTCGCGTAGATGTCCACGCCCAGTCCAGTAGTCAGGGTAGAGAATGTCGTCCCATCCCACTTTTTAACAACGGTCAACTTTTCAATGTCCGTGATAACCAAATAGTCGCCAAGCGACCAGTAAGCATCGCGCAGTTTTGATCCTGCGGCCACGGTCCCCCTGGAAGTAAAGGTGGATGTCCCATTCCACTCGTAAACCGTATTGCCGGCCTGAACCAGCGTCGTTTGTGTCTCATCGCGCTTGACCAGTTGGAGGAAACCGTTGATCGCCCCCGCATTGGTCGCGGTCCCCTTGAGGTCGAATGGCAGACGCGGCCTCAACTTGGTCTGTGCTTTTTGTAGGTCGAAGTTGTATCCGCTCAACGCTTCCAAAATATGCGGAGTCGGATTTTCATTTAACCCACCGCCAAACTTGAGGATCATCTTAGTCGAGACCCGTAGATTGAATAGGAATTTCTGCCTTTAAGCAGATTCATCAAACGCGAACGCGCCGTAATGTAGGATGGGTCTTTGAGAATGTATGCGACCGCATCCGGCTTTTCCTCGTAGAGTGCTTTGAACCGGCGTCCGGCGGCTTGGCAGAACGCTTGCGCTTCGGGTTCGTTGTGAAATGGCAATGTATCCGTGGAAGCGGATACCGATGTGGACTTCTCGTAATCGTAGGTGTAGGTATAGGAACCGTCTGGTACCTGATAGAACGCAACCTGCTTGGTTGTGGTCGGCTCGAAATACCACCAGTTTGGGTCTCCTTGATCCGTCTTGTATGTCGGCACATGCGTTTCCAGAACGTTGCGTCCGCCCGGATACTCGTAGAGAAAGCGATTTGCCGTGGAGTTGTAGAATCTTGCGTGACCGTAAAGCCGCACGAAATCGGATGCCAACGCATAGGCCCTCGTGCCGGAAGATGCGTTGATCGTTCCATTGGTCACTTCATACGGCAAGATGTTGTCGGCGGTGAGATCATTCAATTCATCCTGAATTGCTATCTGCGCCAGGTTGAGCGTGGCGTTATGCTGAACATCGGAAAACGTGGTCACGTCGTCATCGTCGCCCTTTATTATCCCATTCGACCGCAACACGCGATTCACTCCGCCAAGGAAGTTCATTCAGCCCTCACTTGCCCGCCAAAGCTGCTTTGCAGCAATCTGGCGATGCGGTCCTGCAATGCTTTCGGTGTCCGCTGCGAAGATATGATATTTCCGAGAAAACCGGGAAGCTGATAATGAAAATGCAGGATTCCCTCATCGCTGGCGATTGAAACTGAAATCCGCGCGTTCATCCCCATGCTTTTTCTTGGAGATTCCAAGACTGGCTCGCCATTGCGTTTTTCACTACGTGCCCGAGCGCGCTCAAATTCATTCATTGCAGAATCTCCAGGAAAAAGCAGGGTGCCCCGAAGGGCACCCTGCAAGCGTCACTAGAAGGTTGAAGCTCCGGTGCGGACCTCGACGATCCAGACGATGTTGAGAATCTTCGCGGCGAACCAAGACTTCCACGCGAGAGAACCCATTTCGTTGAACGCATCGTAGATGCCGGAACTGCCCGCCTTGTGGGTGATGAGTTCCACCGCCGGCGGCTTCTTCGGGTCATACATCTCAGCCGCAGTCGTGGCGTGCATGTTGCCAAGACCAACGGACCCGATGGCTTCCTTGCCGTAGATGAACGTCTTGTAAACGTCATGCAACAGCGCGGATGAGCCATGCAGCCCGTTTTGCGACACCAACGTAGAGCCGTCTGAAGTGATCGGCGCGATTTCGGTAGAGAACCAGCGGACCCCTCCGACTTCCCCGAATTCAAACGGGTAAGTCTCGGTGTAACCGCCGTAGGTTTGAACCGAATTGAACCCGGTCAAACCTCGAATGTCCTCCTCCACGTCAACGTGCGTGATGCCGAAGTAAGCATCCCGTATGGGCGTAGTCCCGATGTTTGTGGAACCCGTTGCCATCGACGTGAACTTCATCGCGGACTCTCGGTTCAAGAGATTAACCGAAGCCTTGATGTCGTTCAGCACGATTGCCGCAGAAATTGAAGAGTCCGTGGTCTGACCCCCGGCCCGGCGAAGCGTCGTGGCGTTATCGAATTCGTTCCGCATGAGGACGTTGAGCGACTCTCCGGCGTTCGCTCCCATCGTATCCACCAACTCGATACTGCGGGAATTCACGTTGAAAAAGTCAACTTCCTCCGTGGTCAGAATCAGATTGCCATACTTCGCAATCGCCACGGTGATGTCCGTCACCACCGGCTGCACCGCGTTGCGGCCAAGAAATGCCGCAGCGGTGCCGGTAACTTCGGATAGCGCCGTCGTTGCCACTGCCAGATTTTCGATCCGGCGCCATTTAACTGACGCCGAACCCTGCGACTTTTCCAGCGTACCCGGAAGGGTGCCGTTGAAATAAGGCAGTTTCTTCCGAGCTGCGCTCAGAAGCCGCTTCATCAACACGAAGTTGACCGGAGCGGTGATGTTACTTGTGAGTGTCGTTACGGTAGCAGCCATTGGGCTAACTCCTTGAACTGGCTACCGTCAAAAAAACTACTTGAACGGACTTTGCCCGTCCTTGATTCGATCCATAGCACGGTCGAATTCCGCGCCTTGAAGCGACCCCAGTTTTTCGTTAACAGAGGAGTCTTTCTGACCAGTCGCCATTGCTTGTTGAGAGGCTTTCATGGCGCGTTGGTTTTCCGCGAGTTGGGAGTCGGCCTTGACCGTGAACTTCCCGGCCATTTCGTTTGAATACGCCTTGAGCGCAGCATTCCATGCTTGCGGATTCTTCGCCCGGTTTTTCCAAACTTGCAAGAAACGAGGTTCCTTGCGGGCTTTCTGTCCCAACGCAATCTCAATGAAGTCATCATCCAGATCGGCGTTTTTCTCCTTCAGAATACCAACCGCCTTCTTGATGTCCTGCTCCTCTTGCTGCGCGACAGCCCGGACCTCGAATTGGTTTAGCTTGCCTGCAACATGCTGTAGGGCTTGACGTAGAACTAGTTGATCTTGGGTTTTTTGCGTCTCGTATTTCCTGAATCCTTCCGGGTCAAGCGCCGGGTCAGGCACGATGATCTGCGGCTGATCGGGTTGCGCCGGTTGCGCGGGTTGTGCGGCGGGTCGGTCCGGTTGCGGTGCTTCCACCTTGAACGACTCGAATACCTGCTCCAGCGTGGGTTCAGTTCCGGTTTCAGTGCTAGCCGGTTGCTCTGTGCTAACCGTCTGCTCAGTCGTTGCTTCGGCCATCTTTATCTCCCACTAAAAGTGCATACAGAAAGTCGAATCCGTCCTGCCGACCCGACGCATATTTCCACTCGTCCACACTGATCGGCTTGGACGGGTTGAAATTCGGCACTATCGGGCGATGCGCTTCCCTCACCTTCTGCATCGCCTTCTGGAATAAGGGTTGTTTCCTGAGATCGTTAATCAATGAACATCAGCACCATGATCCTGCGGCGCTTCCTTTTCAGTTGTTTCAAGGTTTGATGCAGGAATTCTACGTCCGTTCGGCGGATTGCTTGCTCGACGGCGTTTCTGAGTTCCGTGAAATTCAAATCAGCAAGATTGACCAGTTCGATATCCTGGGTCTTGCGGGCCTTGAGTTGCGCTTTCTTGACAACGACTTCCGCCCTGCGGATTTCCTTTTCAAGAATAGGTTCGAGTTTCTCGGCTTCCTCTCGCCGCGCCTGGCGTTCAATTCTCGCTATGAACGGTCGCGGGAGATTGCAAAGCAGGGCGGCAAGCAATCAGCCTATCCCCCCCCGACACGGAGCAAGGTCATGGTGGGCGCGCTGGTCGCGGGCGGCGGCGGTGCTTCATTAAAAAACAGCAGCAGCATATATTATTCCAACGTGAACGCTACCAGAAAATGGATGTTTCCCGTTGCGGCAACCGCACCCTGCTTTAGCAGAATTCCCTGATTTTCTCTAACCGTGAATTTCTGCCCCCAAGCCAGCACTGGCATGATGTTTTGATACTGGCTCATGTAGGCTTGGCTAGTTGCCGTTTCCTCCCCCAATGAGTAGGTCGGGAATATCCACCCAGCGAGAGTTGCCCCGCCAGTCGGTAAGTGTCGTGCGGTAATCTGCGCCGGAAGATTTGCGTTGTTCGTGTCCAGCGGCCAGATGTTTCCACCAGCAACATCCGGGGTCGCGCTTTTATAGGCAGCAGCCGTCCCGCCGGTCCCGACAGCGGACGTTCTATGCAGATCAACCCTGATGCCCAAAGCACCGACTAGCGCAACGTCGGACTTGGGAATTATCCAGATTCCTCGAACATCAATGATCTTTCCAGAGCCGGTGGCATTGAATAGGTCAAGATAGAGCTTGTTCGCCCCAACTGCTGCCGCAGGAACAGCGTAATAATACGTTGGCAGAGAACCCACAACGTGGCCAGATTCATCAGCCTGAATAACAACCTGATGCTCTTTGCCGCCGACCAGATGGGTCGCTATCGTCGCCCCGGCTCCGGGCGTTACTAATACCGAATCATTCGCTGTTGTCATGTCCCGTCATCATCCCAATAAGAAACTCGGCCCGCCACCGTTCCCACTCCGGTGATTACGAGGTCCAGACTATTGCCCGCCGTTGTCCCGAACAGGAATGAGGGGGGATTCACATTTTCCGCGTAGCCGCCGTTGATGGCAATAGACTGGACGCCCTCCAATGCAGTTGATGCGCCATCGCGCCAGTTGATTGACAGTGCCGCGCTGCAAATCAACTTCACCGCATAGACCTTGATGCGCTTGCCCCCTACCGCAGCCACAACAGTACCGGTTGCGGTCAGTGAAATCACGGCACTTTTCAGAGTCTTGCCAGACCCCCCGTCAGTGATCGTGCCGATGGCGGCGCTGCCCGTCGTCAGCACCACTGCCCCGGTATTGCAGGCCGTAACCTTTCCGTCAATCGAGGACAGGCTGCTATTTCCCGTCGTCTGCGCTGCGCTCGTTGACGCGCCCGCTGGCAGCGGAAGGCTCACGACACTTACTGGCTGCGTAACGCCAGACCCATCCACCGCAACGGTGGCCGCAATCGAAACCGGCTGAGTCGCCTGCCAGAAAGTTCCCGTAACGGCAACCGCCCCGGAAATTGATACCGTTCCGCTGGAGATAACAACCGCACCCGTGTTGCAAGCTGTTACCTTTGTATTCAACGCGGCAAGCGTGGTTTCCGTTGCAGACCCACTAGGCAGTGGAACCGCTCCAATCAACCGCATCACCAACCCATAATCCGTTCCTGAAGGATCGGCGTTGGTGATTTTCAGCAGTCCGGAGACATTATCCGGGTCAACCAAACAGACTGCTTCTACGTGGACGTTACCTTC